TTTTATATCCTCACCCATAATAGTGTTTGCAATATTAACTTTACCACGTAATGCTTTTACAATTCTATCATCCACGGTATCTTCAGCCATAATATCAATATAAGTCATAGGTTTTTCTTGACCTATTCTATCTATTCTAGCCTCTGATTGTTGTCTTTTTTCAAGATCATAACCATTAGAAAAATATATCATTGTGCTACCCGCAGTCAATGTAATACCATAACCACCTGTATGTGTGGTTCCTACAAAAAATCTACACTTGTCATCTTTCTGAAACTTCTTTATATTAGTCTGTCTTTTATCTGCTTCAGTTTCACCAAAATAGTCTACAACAGAATCTTCACCATATACTTTTTGTATTTCTTTTATTATTCTTTTTACATCATGGGTATAGTGGGACCAGATAATAGCTTTACCCTCAACGTTTTCTAAAATATCCATTAGTTCTGTCATACGATTACATGGTAAATCTTTTATTGTACCATCATCAGCTGTAAAGTGACCACAAGTTATTTGATGTAATCTCATTAATTGAGTCATAACTGTAGCTGTAGACTGCATTTTACCATCAAGAAATGCAATCGCTTCTTGTTTCATTTGTGCATATACTTTCTTTTGCTCTTTTGTAAGTTCTACTCTATGTTGAATAAATGATTTTGGAGGTAGATCTAAGCAATCATCTTTTAATATTCTTCTAGAAAAAGGTTTTATAATTCTAGAAAGTTCATCTAAGTTTCTATATCCAACAACTATTTCAACACGTCTACCTTGTACTTCTATCTTTCTAGTTACAGCATATCTAGCTTTAAACGTGTAGTAAGATTGATGCCCCAGGAGCCAGGGGTCAAGGAACTGACATTGACTAAATAAATCTAAAGGAGATTTAGTAACAGGAGAACCAGTCAAAATTCTTCTGTACTTACAGATCTTTCTTAATGCTATGATGTTTTTAGTTCTTTTGGTAGTAGGTGTTTTGATAGTCGTAGACTCATCTATGGCGATCATTGCTTTGTGTGAAGATAAAAATTTATAAGCAAAATCAGCACCATCCCCAGATGAAAAAGCTTCAACATTCATAATTAAAATATGAAAATCAAGTCCTGTCTCAAATAAAGTATTTAAAACTTTTTTCTGCTTTGCAGACTTATCAGAGGTTTTCCATAAAACTACTTTTTTATATATGTGATTAGGTAAGTGTGTAGGTATTTCTTGATCATACCAATTTTTATATACACCTTTAGGAGCTATAATTAATAAGCCATTTATATGGCCTTTATCATAAAGCATAGCTGCATTATCTATTAGGACTTTAGATTTACCTGTACCCATTTCCATACAATAGGCAAAGTTTTCTTTATCCCAAGAATCTTTAAGAGCATCTAATTGATGCTTATATGGTTTGGTTTTAAATTTATAAAACATACTTTACTTTTCTTTCTAAAATACTATATATGATACGAAAGGAAAAAAGTCAATGGCGAAAGTTTATTTAGTACAAGAAGTACCAATAGATAGAGAAACATTTAAACCAAAATTTGATATTACACCTGCATTAAAATATGGTGAAATTGTGGTTATAAGTAAAAGACTTGCACAAATGCAGTTTTCTCCAGGTCCATTAATATTAGAAATAAAAGAAAAACTAAAAGACTTTAATCCTGAAGAAGATTACATTTTAAATTATGGCGATCCAAACATAATTCAATCTGTAGGTAGTATATTAGCTATCAAATTTAGAAAGTATAAAACATTGAAATGGGATAGAAGACAAGAATCTTACTATACTATTGAAATGGATTTTGGAAATATTAGTTGACATTAGTTAAATGTGCTTTATATAAAGAAGTGCAATTAAATTATTTAAACTAATAAACAAACATAGGAAAGTACATGATTGATTTAAGACAAGATGCTCCGGATCAGAGTGATATTATTGATCCACAAAAACTCTCAGAAGAACTAGAGAAATTAAAAACTATTCAAGCACAGATACAAAAGAAAGAAGAAGAACTTAAAGATCTAAAATCAGATGAAAAGGTTCAATCTGGTGTAGTCATTCCAAAGATAATGGAAGAGATGAATTTAAAAACATTAACTTTAAGAGACGGCTCTGAAGTTTCTGTTAAAAAAATTTATAGTGCCACAATAAAAGCTGATAAAAAAGCAGAGGCATATCAATGGCTTCGAGACAATGGCTTAGGTGATATTATTAAAAACAATATCACTGTTACTTTTGGCCAAGGCGAAGAAAACAAGGCAATGGCTTATGCTACCCTTGCAAAGGGTCAGGGTTATGAACCGGCTCAAGAAGAAAAGGTTCATGCCATGACTCTTAAAGTAACCATGGAAGATTGGAAGAACAAAGGACACGATGTTCCAGAAGATCTTTTTTGGACGTTTGATGGAAATCAAACAAAAATAAAAAGTAAAAAATAAACTAATAGACTAATAAATTAATAGGAGGAAACATGGAAAGTCAATTAGCAAAGAAAGCTGATGCAGGCGCATTAGCTACAATTAATCTCAGAGGTGACTCTAGAAAAGGAGCAGAAGAAATTAAGAAGGATGATATATCAACACCTATCTTAAAAATTCTTCATCAACTTTCTCCAGAGTGCAACGAAAGAGATCCAAAGTATGTTGAAGGTTCCAAACCTGGAATGATATATGCTTCTTCACTTGGTACACTGATAGATGGTGAAAAGGATGGGATCAACATTATTGTTGCTCATGCTCAAACTAGATATCCAGAGTGGCAAGAAAGAGGAGATAGTGCATCAGCTCCGGTAGGAACTCATATGCAGATACCTGCAAATGCAACAGAAGAAAAAAATGGTCGATACAGATTACCAAATGGTAATTATGTAGAGAAGACTGCTTATTTCTATGTAATTGTTGTTATGGATGGCGAGTTTAGACCAGCGGTAATACCGATGAGATCTTCAAACTTATCGCCGGCAAGAGAACTGAATAATCTGATTACTAATCTCAGAATGTCAGATGACAAAGGTTCTTTCCAACCAGCAGCATATGCAGCGATGTTCAACTTAAAAACAGTTGGTAAAACTGCAGGCAGTAAAAGTTGGCATGTGTACAAACCATCTAAAGTCAAGATGTTAAACATCTCTGATTCTAAAGATGCAGATTTGTATGTAGCAGCGCAAGAGTTACAGAAAACTGTAGCAAAAGGTTCTGCTAAACCTAAATACGAAAACAGTTCTCAGGAGAGTATTGTTTAATTCCCTTATGGGATACTTGCAAGGAGAGGCGGAGAAGCGAGAGTGGACCCGCCTCTAATTCTATGAAAGATTTTATAAAATATTTTACAGGGCTAAAAAGAAATTACGGATATTGTAATGTAGATAGAGGTTACAAAGATGAATCCGGTAAGATAAAATTTGATCCAAAAGATTATGGATGGGCTAAAAAAGAAATTACTAACGAAGATTATGAAGAACACTTATCAGGTAAAAAATCTATTGGTATTAATCCATGTGATGATGAGGGTAAAGCTATCTTCGGTGCAATAGATATTGATCCAAAAAATTATACTAACTTTAAATTAGAAAAATATTTAAAAATAATAGAAGAAAAAAATTTACCAGTCATACCAGTTAAATCAAAAAGTGGTGGACTTCATTTATATGTATTTGCAAAAGAAAAAATAAAAGCATCAGAGATAAGAGAGTTTTTAGAAAAACTATTATTTATATTTGGATTACCATCAAAGACAGAAATATATCCAAAACAAACTTCACTAGATTCTAGTGATGGTAAAAGACCATCAGGTAATTTTATAAACCTACCATACTATAATAAGAAAGATCGTGTAGCAGTTAAACCTGATGGAGAAGAGATGGATTTTAATACATTCATTAAAGTGGTTAATCTAAATGCACAATCAGCAGAACAATTAAAAGAATTAGGAACGACCCTAATAAATCGGGAGCTAAAGAACCAATCATCAGAATTTGAAGATGGACCACCATGTTTAGGTTTAATCTGTGGAGACATTGAAAAAACAG